CCTGGTGAGGTAAATACTTCAAGAATTAAAAATTCTCAAAGGTATCAACCTGAAAGATTATCGTGGAGTGACTAATGGCACAGTGGAATAAGAATACACAAGACTTTCTAAATCAAGAGAGAAGTCTCTTTGAGGTTTATAATATTGCTGATCACTGGGGAAACCAGACTGACTGGAGGCCTCAGTTTTCTGACAATAACAGACTAAAGGTTGCTCCCTTCCAAACAGTTTTCTTCAATACTTTCCAGTATACTAAGGAGACTGATGTTTGGGATGAGAGTGTAGTTGGTGTTGGAACTGCTACTTATAATCCTGCTTCCAGTAATATAGTTATGGAAGTTGGTTCTACTGCTGGTAGTAAGGTTGTAAGACAGACTAAACAGGTAATGAGATACATTCCTGGTAGACCGGCAACTCTCGCATTTGCAGTTCGTCTAGATACACCACAAGTCGGTATTCGCAGAAGATTTGGATTGTTTAATGAGACTGATGGTGCTTACTTTGAGGATGATGGAGGCACATATTCTTATGTAATTCGCAGCAGTGCATCTGGTATCACTACAGAAACAAGAGTAACCAGAGACAACTGGAACGGTGAAAAGTTTGATGGTAATGGATATACTGGTGTAACTGCTGATGCTACAAAACAGCAGATGATTTCCATTAACTATGAATGGTATGGTGCAGGTGGTGTAAAATTTAATTGGTTAATGAAAAATGAGACTATTGTTAGCCATGAATTTGAAAACTCAAATGTCAATGATTTAGTTTGGTGTAGAAGTCCATTCCTTCCAATTCGTATGGAGATTGAGAATGTAACTGGTGTTGCTGGAACTCATTATCTCTATCAAGGTTCTAATTCTCTCATTCAGGAAGGAGAACCAGAAAAACTTGGTACTTTGTTGAGTATCTCAAATCCCATTATAGGGACAACGATGTCTTCCGCAAACACTTTCTATCCAGTTGTGAGTTTGCGTCTTAAAGCAGAAGAACTTCAGGCAGTTATGTTACTGAGGTCTCTACAAGTAGCAACAAACGATAACACGAATGTATATTGGAGACTTTTTCAGAATGCAACTTTGACTGGTGCGGATTGGGAAGACCATCCAGATGAGAACTCCTTTATGCAATATGATACTACAGCAACAGCAGTCACTGGAGGACAAGCACTTCTTTCAGGATTTACAATTTCTGGTGGTGCCTCTCTGGTTGATGTTGATGATAAAGGAGCATTACAACTTGGAAGATCTGGTATTGGAACAATCAGTGATACTTATACTCTTGCTGCTGCTTCTCCCAACACCAACAAAGATGCACTTGCGGTACTGAACTGGATTGAACAGAGGTAATTTTTTATGAGTGACGTATATCTTGGCAATCCATTATTAAAAAAAGCAAATACTGCGATTGAGTTTACAGAAGATCAAATTATTGAGTATCTAAAATGTAAACAAGATCCAATTTATTTTGCAAATAACTATATTAAAATTGTTTCTCTTGATGAAGGTTTAACACAGTTTCATCCATATCATTTTCAAGAGAAATTAATTCATAATTTTCACAATAACAGATTTAATATCTGTAAGATGCCTCGTCAAACAGGAAAAAGTACTACTGTAGTATCATATCTATTACATTATGCACTTTTTAATGATAGTGTAAACATTGGTATTCTGGCAAACAAGGCATCTACTGCTAGAGAACTGTTAGGGAGATTAGCAACTGCATTCGAAAATTTACCAAAATGGATGCAACAAGGTATCTTGGTATGGAACAAAGGAAACATCGAATTAGAAAATGGCAGTAAGATATTGGCAGCTTCTACATCTGCGAGTGCTGTCCGAGGCATGTCGTTCAATATCCTCTTTCTCGACGAATTCGCATTCGTCCCTAATCACGTCGCTGACTCCTTCTTTGCATCTGTTTATCCTACTATTACTTCTGGTAAAAACACAAAGGTAATTATTGTATCCACACCACACGGTATGAATCACTTCTACCGTATGTGGCATGATGCGGAAAGAAATAAAAACGAATATATTCCCACAGAGGTTCACTGGTCAGAAGTTCCTGGTAGGGATGTTGTTTGGAAAGAACAGACAATTGCAAATACATCAGAAGAACAGTTCCGTGTAGAGTTTCAGTGCGAGTTCTTGGGTTCTGTTAATACGCTCATCAATCCAGCAAAACTCAAAACTTTAGTATATGAAGACCCGATACAAAGAAATGCCGGATTAGATATCTATGAGAGGCCAATTCCGGAGCACAATTATCTAATCACGGTTGATGTTGCTCGTGGTCTTGGTAATGATTATTCCGCATTTATTGTCTTTGATATCACAGAGTTTCCTTATAAGGTAGTTGCAAAATATAGGAATAATGAAATCAAACCAATGTTATTTCCGAACATTATATTTGATGTAGCAAAAGGGTATAATTATTCTTGGTTATTGATAGAGGTTAATGATATTGGAGATCAGGTTGCTAGTATTCTTCAATATGATTTGGAATATGAAAATATTTTAATGGCAACTATGAGGGGTAGAAATGGACAGATAGTTGGAACAGGGTTCTCTGGCAAAAAAACTCAACTTGGAGTTCGCACAACTTCGGCAGTCAAAAAATTGGGTTGTTCAAATCTCAAAACTCTTGTAGAAGATGATAAATTACTTGCATCAGATTATGAAATTATATCAGAACTAACTACATTTTCTCAGAAAGGAAACTCTTTCGAAGCAGAAGAAGGATGTAATGATGACTTAGCAATGTGTCTTGTAATATTTTCTTGGTTAGTAGCACAAGAATATTTTAAAGAGATGACTGAGAATGATGTAAGAAAGAGAATATATGAAGAGCAAAAAAATCAGATTGATCAAGATATGGCCCCATTCGGATTTATTTCTGATGGATTAGATAATGGAGAAAGTTTTGTAGATAATTCTGGAGATAGATGGTATGCAGATGAATATGGCGACCGTTCATATATGTGGGATTATAGGTAATGTCCTTTGATGATGAGATTGAAGTAGAGCATCTATTATTTTTTGATCGTAAATGTAGAGTATGTAATAAAGTAAAAAATTTAATTGATGACTACTACCTCACAAGAAAAGATAGAAAAACATTAGCATCATCATATTCATATGAATGTAAGGAATGTACGGTTAAGAGAGTAAGAAGAGGCAGAAAGAGCACTTTGTTATGGGAATATCCTGATTGGTAGGTATTCACACATCGTTTCCCCATTAGAAATACCCCTTTTCCTAAATATTTTTAGGTAAATTGGATGCGAGGAAAAAACAAGATGCCACTAAATTTAGCATCTCCTGGTATTGTAGTAAGAGAAGTAGACTTAACTGTCGGTAGGGTTGATCCAACCTCCGGTGGCATCGGTGCGATTGTCGCACCTTTCGCACAAGGTCCTGTCGATCTTCCTACAGTAATCGGAAGCGAGAAAGACTTATTAGATGTCTTCGGAAAACCATACGGAACAGATAAGCACTATGAGCACTGGTTAGTTGCTTCTTCTTATCTAGCATATGGTGGTTCTCTTAGTGTTGTAAGAGCAGATGATACTGGTCTTCAAAACGGGTTTGTTGGTGCTGCCGCAAGTATCAAAATTAAAAGTTTAGAGCACTATGAAGACTTAGGATACGATGAAAATACAATTACTGGTGTAGTTGTTGCGGCAAGAAATCCGGGTTCTTGGGCAAATGGATTAAGAGTTGGTATTATTGATGCTAAGGCAGATCAAATCTTAGGTGTTTCTACAACTAATATTGAGGTTGGTTACGGAGTCACTCAGGTAGTTCCTGCTGGTACAGTTATTGCCGGAGCAGGAACAACTTCTTTATTAGATGGATATTTCAAAGGTCTTGTTACTGAAGTTGGTAGTGGTGAAATTGGAGTTAAAATACTTCAACATGTTTCTGCTGGAAACACAGTAACTTCAGTTGATTATCAACCAAGTGGAAAGTATAAATTCTCAAATACAACTGGAGTAGGTACTACCATTCTTCTTGGAGTCACCACTTCGGTAGGAGGTTCAATTAGCACCCTCACCAATCCGGAGGTCACATCATCAAAAGATTGGTTCGATCAACAGTCACTCACTTTAACTTCTTCAACGACTGTTAAGTGGAATCAACTTGCAGATCGTCCAGGAACTTCTGAATATGCAGCAGCAAGAGGATCTAGATTTGATGAAGTCCATGTTGTTGTAATTGATGGTGATGGAGGTGTTACTGGAAACTCTGGAACAATTCTTGAGAAGCATCTATCACTATCGAAAGCAAAAGATGCAGAATTCTCTCTTGGATCTCCTTCATACTGGAGAAAGTTCACTGCAAATAGTTCACAATATATCTTTGCCGGTTCAGCACCAGCAGGAATTGTAACCACTGGATTTAGTGCTAGCACCGCAGGTAGTTTTGCTATTGCTACTGATGTATCTTGGGACCAAAAGGCAGAAGGTATTACTTTTGCAGCAACTGGAAATTATAATTCAGGTTTTTCTACTGGAACTAATTACGGTGGTAAAGTTGCAATCACATCAGATGGTGCATTAAGTTCTGGATTAGATGGATTAGTTACTGGTTACGGATTATTTGAGAATACTGAAAAGTATAATGTAGATTTCATTCTTATGGGATCTGCCGGATATGGTAAAGAAGAAGCACAAGCACTTGCGAATAAGTGTATTGCAGTTGCCGAAGCAAGAAAGGATGCAATTGCATTCATCTCACCATATAGAGGTGCAGCAATTACTGATACCTCTGATGATAGAGAAGTAAACATCAATTCAGATGAGACGATTACTGATAATGTAATCAGTTTCTATTCTCCCATTACATCAACAACTTATGGAATCTTTGATAGTGGTTACAAGTATATGTTTGATAGGTTTGCAAATACCTTCAGATATATTCCACTAAATGGAGACATTGCCGGACTTTGTGCCAGAAATGATGCAAACAACTTCCCATGGTTCTCACCAGCAGGAACAAATCGTGGTGGAATTCTAAATGCAGTTAAACTTGCATATACTCCATCTAAAGCACAGAGAGATAGATTGTATTCTAATAGAGTCAATCCAGTAATCTTCTCACCTGGTGCCGGTATTGTTCTCTTTGGAGACAAGACTGGATTTGGTAAGTCATCGGCATTCGATCGTATTAACGTTCGTAGATTGTTTATCTATCTTGAAGATGCAATCTCTGCTGCCGCAAAAGATCAACTCTTCGAATTTAATGATGAAATCACAAGAACTAACTTTGTGAATATTGTCGAACCATTCCTTCGTGATGTTCAGGCAAAGAGAGGAATCTTTGACTTTGTAGTTATTTGTGATGAGACAAATAACACTGCTGCAATTATAGATAATAATGAGTTTGTAGCAGACATCTTTATCAAACCCGCAAGATCAATCAACTTCATCGGTCTTACGTTTGTTGCCACCAGAACTGGTGTTTCATTTGATGAAGTAATCGGTAACGTTTAATCTAGAGGTTTAAGAAACAATGACTCGTCAACAAGTAAATACTTTACCACTAAGAACTATTAGTGATTTTAAAAGTAAATTAAAAGGTGGTGGTGCAAGACCCAATCTATTCGAAGTGGAACTAACCTTCCCTTCAGGTGTTGGTGTTCAAGATGAAAATGAAGTTCTTGACAATGCTAGATTTTTAGTAAAAGCAGCAGCACTACCTTCATCAACAGTAGCACCAATTGATATTCCCTTTAGAGGAAGAATCCTGAAAATTGCAGGTGATAGAACATTCGAAACATGGACTATTACTGTAATGAATGATACTTCATTCAATATCAGATCTGCATTTGAGAAGTGGATGAACTATATTAATAAATTGGATAACGGAACTGGTGAAACAGATCCCGCACTTTATCAAGTGGATGCTAAGGTAAATCAATTAGATCGTACCGGAACAGTTCTTAGAAAATATGTTTTCAAGGATGTTTTCCCAACTAACATCTCCACAATTGATTTAAGTTATGAAACGACTGATACTATTCAGGAATTTACCGTAGAAATGCAAGTCCATTATTGGGAAGCATACAAAGGTAATGGACCATCAGCAGGTGGTGAAGATATCTCCTAAATAATAAAATAGTAGTCTAAGTTAGTTTATAATATGGCAAAACTTTTTGGTTTTTCTATTGATGATGCAGAAAAGAAATCCAAATCTGTAGTTTCCCCTGTCCCCGTGAATAACGAGGATGGGGTTGATAACTATATTAGTAGTGGATTTTATGGTTCATATGTAGATATTGAAGGTCAATATAGAACAGAATTTGATCTAATAAAAAGATACAGAGAGATGTCACTCCATCCAGAAGCGGATGGTGCTATCGAAGATGTTGTAAATGAAGCAATTGTGAGTGATCTTTATGATTCTCCAATTGAAATTGAATTATCTAATTTAAATGCTACAGATAATTTAAAGAAAGCAATTAGGCAAGAGTTTAAATATATTAAAGAAATTTTAGATTTTGATAAGAAATCGCACGAAATTTTTAGAAATTGGTATGTTGATGGAAGACTTTATTATCACAAGGTAATTGATCTTAAGAAACCTCAGGAAGGAATTAAAGAACTGAGGTATATTGACCCAATGAAGATGCGGTTTGTCCGTCAAGAAAAGAAAAAAGATAATAATATTATTGGTCCAAGTGTTCCAGGTCGTGACGAGCAAAAAAATGTTATTGCTCCAGAAATCGAAGAGTACTTTGTATATACACCAAAACCAAACTATCCAACAGGAAATTTAACTGGTGGTGGTGGAAATAAAGGAACTAAAATTGCAAAAGATGCAATTACATATTGCACTTCAGGTCTTGTAGATAGAAATAAAGGTTCTGTTCTTTCTTATCTTCATAAGGCAATCAAGGCACTTAATCAACTGAGAATGATTGAGGATTCTCTTGTCATTTATAGATTATCAAGAGCACCAGAACGTCGTATTTTTTATATTGATGTTGGCAATCTTCCTAAAGTAAAGGCAGAACAATATCTTCGTGATGTTATGAATCGTTATCGTAACAAACAAGTTTATGATGCGAACACCGGAGAAATTCGTGATGATCGTAAATTTATGAGTATGATGGAAGACTTCTGGCTTCCTCGTAGAGAAGGTGGTAGAGGAACTGAAATCACAACTCTTCCAGGTGGTCAAAACTTAGGAGAACTTGCTGATATTGAGTATTTCCAAAAGAAACTTTATAGAGCACTTGGAGTTCCAGAATCAAGAATTGCTTCCGATGGTGGATTTAATCTTGGTCGTTCTTCTGAAATTTTAAGAGACGAACTTAAATTTGCTAAGTTTGTTGGTCGTCTGAGAAAGAGATTTGCTCAGATGTTCAATGATATGTTGAAGACTCAACTCATTCTCAAAAATATTGTTTCAGTAGAAGACTGGGATAGAATTAGTGATCATATTCAATATGATTTCTTGTATGATAATCAGTTTGCAGAACTCAAAGAAACAGAAATGTTGAATGAGAGACTTGGTGTTCTCGCAACTATTGAACCATATATTGGCAAATATTATTCACAGAAGTGGGTTCGTAGTAAAGTTCTTCGTCAGACTGATGGAGAGATGATTGAAATGGATGAGCAAATTGAACAGGAAATCAAAGATGGAATTATTCCAGATCCAAGTGCTGTTGATCCAATAACTGGAGAACCATTACCACAAGGAGGTGAACAGGGAATGATGGGTGATGTTCCGATGGAACCAGAAATAGATGGTTCACCTACAGAAGTTGATGGTAAATCTGCCGAGATATAAATATAAAATATAGATATATTAAATTTCATGGAAGAAATTGTAAATTTGATCGGTTCTGATTCATCGGCATCTGATATTAGTGACAGAATCAAAGATGTTTTGTATGCAAAAGCAGCAGGACATATTGATAATGCTCGACCAGTAGTTGGTGCGTCCATGTTTGATGATCAGCAAGATAATTACGAAGGGGAAGAGTAATGGCATTAGCATCAACAGAGTTGACACCAAATACATATTTCCTTATCGGAAATAATGTAACTACCATAACTTTTCAGTGTCAGAGTAGCACTCCTGTTGTTATCGGAATAACAACCACCTCTGGCATAACAACAACAACACCTGGACTTGTTTATGATAGATTTGAAGGTGAGATGAAGAAGACTGTAACAGATTTATCACATGATGCTGGTGCTGCATACGTTTATGCAAAAGCACTTACAGGCACTTCTAAGATTATCTATGAAGGTGCCTGATTATGTCAGGTAAGAATCCTTTTTTAAGTTTTGGATTTGTTAGTCCATTCATGACATTCATAAGGGCATCTATTAGTAAAAACCTGTTCTTGGGTACTAGCCTTGACTTGAACTTTACTGAGAACCTTAGTTTAATCGATGATATCAGTGGCAACAACCTAATCACCTTCAGCCGTGCCAGTAGTGGGACGTATGTTGACAGTGATGGGTTGATTAAAACTAGTCCGGTTAATTTGCTGACTTACAGTGACTATTCTCAGGTAGACGCCACGACAGATGCACAGCTGGAGGGAGTTGTTGCAGCCCCCGATGGCACTATTACAGCTAGAAGATACAGCGCACCGTCAGCTGGGTTAGATACCATCAACAAATCCTCCACTTTAGGCACTGCTGGCAAGGACTATACGTTCAGTGTCTGGGTTAGGTCTACGGGGACGGCTAGTGAAGTACGGCTAACCGTGGGAGATCCTGATGTCAGCACGATTATTCAAATCTCAACACAATGGCAGCGATTCGAGATTACGAAGATCAACAACGCCTCCAATTTCGTTAGAAGCTATGTCCAACTATTGAATGTTGGAGATGAGGTTGAAGTTTTTGGCGCACAACTAGAAGAAGGCTCCACCGCCACCACCTACATCCCCACCACAACAACAATCGGTGGTGCTCCACGCTTCGACCATGACCCCGTGACTGGTGAGTCCTTGGGGTTGTTGATTGAAGAGAGTAGGACGAACTTGTTACAGTACAGCGAGGAGTTTAACCAAAGTATTTGGGCAAAGAGTAATACGGGAATAGTAACACCAAACATCGGGACATCTCCTGATGGATCATTAACTGCGGACAGGATTAACCTAGGAACTGGATTTACCTGGGTTGTTCAAAGTAAATCCTTTTCCAGTGGAGATGCGACCTTTAGTGTTTACCTAAAGAGCAACACCGGATCTGACCAGACCGCAAGGTTAAGAATTTTTGACGGTACTGGTTCTAACTTTTCTCCTGATTTAACGGTTACTTCTGGATGGCAACGTTTTTCATTCACAAGAACGAATCTGGCGGGGGGCGGTAACGTGATGATCACAAAATACGACGCAGAAACTCTTGATGTCCTTGCTTGGGGCGCCCAATTAGAACAAAACGCATCCTTCCCCACCAGCTACATCCCCACGACCTCCAGCACCGTAACCCGTGCCGCTGATGTTGCGAGTATTGAAGGTAATAAGTTTGCGAAGACGAACCTGCTTAGTTATAGCGAAAGGTTTGATCAGAGTGGTTGGTCAGTAGGGGGTACTGTTTCTGTCGTTCCCAACTCAGCCTTAGGGCCTAATGGGATGATGACTGCTGACCAAATCACTTTGGGAACAACAGGCGCAAGAATTGGTAAATTCAATTCAATCACTACTCCAGGCCAGACTGGTACTGCAAGCGTTTACTTAAAGAATATCGATCACGTAGGTCAATTAACTCTTAGAACTGGCCTTACGGGTGGTACTAGTTATAATTTAAACCTATCACTTACTAGCGAGTGGGTTAGGTATGAACTTACCACTACTCATAATGGAACTCAGAACGTTGAATTTCACATTAGAGAAACAAGCGCAAATCCTTCTGGTTCTTTCCTCGTCTGGGGAGCACAACTCGAAGAAGGCTCTGAACTAACCGAATACACCCCCAGTGTTGAATCATTCGTCAGTCGTGCAAGTAGTGCTACTTATGTTGATGATACGACGGGGTTGATTAAGACCAGTCCGGTTAATCAGTGGCTATATAGTGAAAATGTAGATAACTGGACTGCGGCACAGGCTACTGTTAATGCTAATGTTGCTTTAGCGCCTGATGGTACACAAACCGCTGATAAAGTAACTTTTTCTAATATTACTAATAATTGGTCTATCGTTTATCAAGGTAACTTTAGTGGAACCTATACATGGTCAGGTTGGATTAAAACATCTGATAATTCCACAAAAGATATATATCTTAGCTGGGGATCTCCAGACCCATCAAGAATTCGTACATTTACAGCAACAGGTGAATGGCAGCGTTTTGAAGCAGTCGTAACTCCAATCAGTCAAAACATACATTTAGGTAATGCTAGAGATCAACATAATATATCGCCTCAAGTCTGGGCTGGTGGTGTATTTTATGTATGGGGTGCACAACTAGAAGAAGGCACCACAGCAACCCCATACATCAAAACAGGTTCCACCATTAGTGGCGCTGCACGATATGAAAACGGAGATCTGCTGCTTGAACCGGCGAGGACTAACTCGTTTACATATAGTAATTTTGCACAAAGTACCTCAACAGCAATTCCCACAGGTTGGAGTGGGTGGAATCCAGCGACATTCTTAACTTCTCAAACATTATCTCCCGATGGAGTTAGTTTTGGATTATTTCATGGAGCAATTAACACGAATGGTGGAGGACTAAGAAAAGATTTAACTGGATTAACGGCTGGCGGGACTTATTATATTAGTTACTATGTAAAAGGATTAACAACAGGTGAACTAACATATTTTACTAATAATAACTTAATAGGAACAACGACTGGAACTGATGGTGGGGCAATCAATTCCGCTTGGTTTGCTGCCACTAAGGTCGCTTTTTGGTGTGGCAACTTAAATGGAACTGGTGCTTCAGGTGGGTCTGTAGTTGCTTTAACAACAGACTGGCAAAGATTTGGCGCGGTTGTTAAAGCAGACAGTGCTGGTTCCGCTAGAATTATCATAAGCAATAACGTTAGTGATGTAGGAACTGGAAACGAGGATGAAGGAGGAACTTGGATGATTTGGGGCGCTCAAATCGAAGCCGGACCCTTCCCAACCTCCTACATCCCAACCTCAGGTTCAACCGTCACCCGTGCAGCGGACGTATCAACCAGTGCCTTAGGTGTTGATAGTTGGTATAACCAAAGTGAAGGGACGGTGTTTGCTGATGCTAATGGTGAAGGAGCACGAATAGTCGGCTTAAATGACGCAACAGATTCCAACAGGCAAGAACTTTTCCAGTCTGGCAGCAATGTTTTTTGCTTCCAGAAAAACGCCAATGTTAATGAAGTAAGCATTTTCAAAATAAAAGAAGACAAAAGCGTCTTTGCATATAAAGCAAATGATTACTCATTAACGTCAGGTGGTGGTTCCGTTGTGAATGATACGTCGGCTACGCCGCCCACAGTTAATCAAATGAGTATCGGGAACTGGTATAACTACAGCGGACAATTAAACGGCCACATCGCCCGCCTTGCATACTTCCCGACTCGTAAGACTGATCAAGAATTAATCAAGATCACTGGCGGTACTCTTGACCTTCCGATCATTACCTATGGCATAACAAGTACTGGTGGAGTGTTCAACCTTAGGTCTACCGGTACTGTTGATTATGCAGTTGACTGGGATTCAACAGGTGGTTATGAGTCAAGCACGTCTAACACGTTGCCACATACTTATACTGCTGGCGACTATGACTTAGTGGTTTATAGCAATGATGTTTATAGGCCATACTTTGATAACGTAACTGCTGATGCAAGTCAGATCACTTCTGTTAATATTCGTTCAGGGGCTAACTTAGGGACAGACCTAACAAGCGCTTGGAATCGTGCATCTAACATGACTTCATTTGTTTGTCCGTTTGATGTATTTAGTGGGGTTAATAAATTGGGCGTCGCTTGGCTTAATTGTTCAGGACTAGTCGCATTCCCGTTACTGGACTTTTCCGATGTTACAGAAGCCAGGTACCCTTTTTCTGGTTGCTCAGGCATAACGTCCATGCCAAATTTAGATTTTACTTCGCTGGCGAATGGTCAAGGTTTAATGTTAAATTGTAGTGCCTTAACATCCGTCCCTAATTTTACATTCTCTAGTTCTTTGATTAGACTCGACACAGGATTTGCGAACTGCACAAGTCTTGCGAATGTTCCTGCAAATCTTTTTGACAACTGCTCTTCTGTCGCACCTATTGCCTTTAGTGGTGCTTGGTCCAACTGTGCCCTCACTGCACAATCAATTGAGAACATCCTTGTCTCACTAGACACAAGCGGTGCTTCTAACATCACTCTTAGCATTGACGGTGGCACTAACGCCCCCAGGTATCAAGGCACCTCAGGTACAACTCTAAACTGGTCAGCCGCTGCCGAGCAAGCTTTCAATAACCTGGAGACCAAGGGCTGGACAATTTCTTACAAATCTTACGCTTAAACACTATGGGACCATTTACCGAAACAAAATGGATCGTTTGCCACGGTCCTGATGTTGTCCACTTCTCGGAGCTACCTATTGGCAGCTCTATGATGACTGGACAGCCTAACTGTGAACACTTTGATACTGAGGAGGAAGGTTTGGCCCGTGCTGTAGAGCTGGGTTACGATCCTCCTGTTGAAGAAGATCCTTTACTTACAATTAAACAATAACTATGTATTGCTCCGATTCCCAGATAGGGATACCTTTGTAGCAGCCTATGGAACCCTTGGATGTCTCTCTGATCCCTCTGAGGAATCCCCTGATGCTGTTGTTATCCCTTACAAGCATGATAGAGCCATTGATGAAGAATTAATCGACCTAACAAAGTAAACATGGAAAACGAAGAACTAGAATTTTTACCAGCACCAGGGCCATTCTTTCGGTTTGATAATGAAGCAGAGTGGTTAACTGCTGCTCATGCTGCAGGATTTATGATCACTGTTACTGATGAAGAAGGTAATGAAACAGAGCATCTACAGGCGTATACCCACGCCCACTCCATTGATGTCGTTGGCATCATTACCGTTGGTGGTGAGTGGGATGATGAAGGTAATGAACTTGTAGCACCAACTGTTCTTACTGGATGGCACGTTAATTATCAAGGAGACCTTCCAGAGGGATGGGAATCTTATGAGGTTAAACCATCAAGTCCACATAGAGTGTTTGCATAACTAAATATTTATTAAAAAGTATAGATAAAATGAAACTCATCACAGAAGAAATTTCAAACGTAAAGATTATTACCGAAGGTAAAGGTTCCAATAAGAAACTTTATATTGAAGGTGTTTTCCTTCAAGCAGACCTTAAAAATCGTAATGGAAGAATGTATCCTATGGATACTCTTTCAAGAGAAGTAAAACGTTATTGTGAAACTTTTCTTAATAAAGGTCGTGCTCTTGGAGAACTTGGTCATCCTGATGGACCTACCGTAAATCTTGACCGTGTTTCTCATAAGATTACTTCACTCACTCAAGAGGGTAGTAATTTTAGAGGTAAGGCACAAATCCTCAATACTCCTATGGGTAAAATTGCATCTTCACTTTTAGATGAAGGTGTGATGCTTGGAGTTTCTTCTCGTGGTGTTGGTTCTTTGAAAGAAGACCGTGGTGGTATAAAAGTTGTTGGTGAAGATTTCATGTTAGCAACTGCTGCTGATATCGTTGCCGACCCTTCTGCACCTGATGCATTTGTATCAGGAATTATGGAAGGAAAATCGTGGATTTGGGAAGGAGGAATTCTTCGTGAGCAACTTGCAGAAAAAACTCAGAAGAGAATTAACACTCTTGTTGATCAAAGAACTCTCGATGAACATAAGTTAAACTTGTTCAATGAATTCTTATCAAATCTTTAAATTATAAATAAATATATTAGTATAAAAAATCTAATAAAATCAAATGTCCGTTGGTAGCAATTTACAAGAAATGGAAAACGTAGTAACTAAAGGAGCT